TAAAAGTGGTGGATTACATCTTTATGTATTTTTAAAAGAACCAGTTAAAGCATTAATTATTAAAAAGTTTTTAGAAAGTTTATTATTTACATTACAGCTTCCATTAAGAATAGAAATATTTCCTAAACAAACAGAACTAGGTAAAGATTCAGAAGGAAATTTTATTAATGGTAATTTTATTAATCTCCCTTACTACAACAAGTGTGAAAGAGTAGCTATCAACTTTGATGGTAAAGCATTTTCATTTGATCAATTTATAAAAGTTATAGAAGCCAATTTAAAAACTGAAAAAGAATTAGAAGAGTTTTCATTAGCCCATGTGAAAACTGTACTACAGGGAGGCCCATCCGAGTTTGATGATGGTCCTCCTTGTCTACAGATGATGACTAAAAAAGAATTAGATGATGGTAGAGATAGATGGTTATATAACTACATGGTATTTGCAAAGAAGAGATACCAGGACAAGTGGGAAGAAATGGTAATAGATGCTCCTAAAAAATATTTTTTAAAAGATTCTAATGGATTAGTTATTGATGATTGGGGTGAAAAGAAAGTAAGAGATAAAATTAGATCTTGGAAAAAAGATTCTACTAAAGGATATACATGTACTCAAGATCCTATTGCTAATTTTTGTATGAAGTCAGAATGTGCAAAAAGAAAATATGGATTTTTATCTGATAGAAAAGTATTGTTTCCTAAACTATCTAGTTTAGTTAAGATTAAATATCCAGAACCAGAATATACTTTCAACGTAGAATTACCTAATGGTGATTCTAAAAGTGTTAAAGCTAAACATATTAAACAAATAGTTTTACAAGAAGAGATAAGATCTATTATTGCAGCAGCTGCTGACTTTGTTCCTCCAAAAGTAAAATCAAATGAGTTTCAAGAAGTATTAGATAGTTTGTTTCCTCCGAAAGAAGAACTATTGCCTCCTAAAGGAACTACTCCTGATGAACAATTAGAAGAGTATTTAAAAGAATATATTAATGGACCACAAGCTAAATCTAATGTGTCATTCAAAGCTGGATCTGTATTAATAGAAGGTGAGTATGCATATTTTAAATATCAAAATTTTTATAACTCTTTAAAGAATAAAGATTGGAAAGAAAATAAATCCAAGACTGCAGAAAAAATAATACAGATAGGTGGTGGTAAAGAACTAACTAAAATTAATATACCAAAAAGATTTCCTAAAAAACAAGGTGAAAAAGAATCACATGATCCAATTGATGTAATACAAATACCAATAGATAAATTTAAAATTAAATCTTCTAAACCTGAAGTAATATCTATTAAATCTAAAAAGGATATATTCTAATGATTAAAAAGGTATTGGGTCCTCCAGGAACAGGAAAGACAAGAAGACTATTAAATGAAGTAGACGGTTATTTAAAAAGAGGAGTGCCATTAAACAAAATAGGTTATTTTGCTTTTACTAGAAAAGCAGCAAATGAAGCTAGGGAAAGGTTTTTACATTTAAATAAAAACCTAAACAAATCAGATACTAAATTTTTTCAAACGCTACATTCTTTAGCTTTTCATACTTTAGGTATGAGTGAAGATAATGTTATGCAACCAGTTCATTATGAACAAATAGGTAAAGAATTAAGTATAAGAGTTAATTATTCAAGTGATTCAGAAGAAAGTTGTTATCTGAATTGTGACAACGAATATTTTAAATTGATTGGTAAGGCACGAGTTAAATGTATTTCAATTGAAGATGAGTTTAATACTAATGAATGGAGTAGAGACATAGATTTAGATACATTACACCATATAAACATTAATCTTAATAATTATAAGAAAGTTTATAATCTAGATGATTATACAGATATGATAGAAAAATTTGTTCTTAATTCAGATAAATGTCCTTTGTTTGAAGTTATATTTATAGATGAAGCACAGGATCTATCTCCTATTCAATGGAAAATGTTTGATGTATTAAAGTCAAAATCAAAAGATATATTTTTAGCCGGAGATGATGACCAGGCTATATTTGCCTGGGCTGGAGCTGATGTTAATAGATTTATAGATGAGCCAGCTGAAGAAGAAGTTTTACAACAATCTGAACGTATACCATTAGCAGTTCAAGAATTATCTAACACAATATTAAATAGAATTCAGGGTAAAAGAAAAGAAAAAGTATATTATGCAAAGAAAGATAAAGATGGAAATGTAGTTCAGGGTAAGGTGGATACTATATTTGATATAGATAGTTTAGATTTAACTACAGATAAATGGCTGATATTAACAAGAACAACTTATAGATCAGATGAAATATCAAATCTATTAAAGGAAAAGAAACTATATTTTAAAAATAGATATGGAAAAAGCATTGATAGTAGACTTTATAAATCAGTATTAAAATGGACAGATCTTACTTTAGGAAAAGAAATATCAATAGCAGACTGTAAAGATATATATGAATATTTAGATGACACTTTTAATGAAAAAAAATTTGAGAATAAAAATTCAATTAAGATAGAAGATCTTGGATTTAATCCTGGAATAACTTGGTTTGATGCATTTACAAATTTAGATCAAGAAAAAGAATTATACATTAGAACAATGTTAACTAATGGTGAAAAATTATCTGAAGAACCTAGAATAGAAGTATCAACCATTCATGCAGCAAAAGGTGGTGAATGTAAGAACGTTATTCTTGTTTTAGATAATGCAAGGAAGATAAGACAATCCATAGAATCAAGTGTAGAAAAACAAGATGAAGAACATAGAGTTTGGTATGTTGGTTCAACAAGATCTATGGAGAATCTTTATATATTAAAATCAAAAAAAGATTGGAAAGGATATCAATTATGACAAGCAAAGCATTTTTTAAACAGATAGGAGGTGCTCATTATAAGAAATATGAAATACAACCTTCTTTATTTATCAATAAAAATAAGATACTATTCGCCGAAGGTAATGCAATTAAATATATTTGCAGGCACCAGGATAAAGGAAAGAAACAGGATTTGTTAAAAGCAATCCATTATATTGAAATGATTATAGAAAGGGATTACCAATGAAAGTACCACTATTTGAAGCACAAAAGGAATGGGTTGAACCAGAAGAATTTCCAGATCTACGATCTTATGATGAGATTGCAGTAGACTTAGAAACAAGAGATCCTGATTTGAAAAAGAAAGGATCAGGTTCTGTTATTGGTAATGGAGAAGTAATTGGTATAGCTGTAGCTGTACCAGGACGATCATTTTATTTTCCCATAGCCCACGGATCAGGGCCAAATATGGATAAGAAAAAAGTTTTAGAATGGTTTAAAGATACCATGGCAACTCCTTCTATTAAAATATTTCATAATGCAATGTATGACGTTTGTTGGATTAGACAAATGGGTATTAAAATTAATGGTTTAATTGTAGATACTATGATTGCAGCATCTTTAATTGATGAAAATAGATTTCAATACAGTTTAAATATGTTGTCCTGGGATTATCTTGGTTATGGTAAAAGTGAAGCAGCTTTAAATGAAGCAGCCAAGTCAAGAGGATTAGATCCTAAAGAAGATATGTGGCAATTACCTGCTATGGAAGTTGGAGCTTATGCAGAAAAAGATGCTGAACTTACATTAGAACTTTGGCAAATATTTAAAAAAGAAATAGTTCATCAAGATATAGAATCTGTATTTAGTTTAGAAACAGACTTATTCCCATGTCTAGTTGATATGAGATTTAAAGGAGTAAGAGTTGATATAGAACGTGCACACAAACTGAAACAGCAGCTAACAGCACAAGAGCATGAATTGTTATTAAAAGTAAAACAAGAAACAGGGATAGAGCCCCAGATTTGGGCTGCAAGAAGTATTGCAACAGTTTTTGATAAGCTTGGCTTAGAATATGATAGAACCGAGAAATCATCTGCACCTTCCTTTACGAAGAATTTTTTACAAGAACATTCTCATCCTATAGTTCAAATGATTGCTAAAGCAAGAGAAATTAATAAAGCACATACAACTTTTATTGATACCATCATTCGTTATGAACATAAGGGTCGTATTCATGCAGAGATCAATCAAATAAGATCAGATCAAGGTGGCACTGTAACTGGACGATTTAGTTATAATAATCCAAATTTACAGCAACTTCCAGCAAGGAACAAGGACCTAGGACCTTTAATTAGATCTTTATTTCTACCGGAAGAAGGTCATACGTGGGGTTGTTTTGACTATTCACAACAAGAACCAAGACTAGTTGTACACTATGCATCTTTATATAAATTTCCATCAGTGTATGATGTAATTGAGTCTTATAAAGAAGATCCTAATACAGACTTCCACCAGGCTGTTGCAGATATGGCAAACATTCCAAGATCACAAGCCAAGACTATTAATTTAGGTTTATTCTATGGAATGGGTAAAGCAAAGTTGCAAGCTGAACTTGGTGTATCAAAAGAAAAGGCTGCAGAACTATTTGAACAGTATCATGCTAAAGTTCCATTTGTTAAACAATTAACAAATGCTGCTTCTAATAGAGCACAAGAACGTGGTCAAATAAGAACGTTGCTTGGTAGATTATGTAGATTTCATTTATGGGAGCCTAATCAATTTGGTATGCACAAAGCATTGCCTCATGAAGAAGCACTACAGGAACACGGACCAGGGATAAGAAGAGCTTATACATACAAAGCTTTAAATAAATTAATTCAAGGTTCTGCTGCTGACATGACAAAAAAATCCATGTTAGAATTATATAAAGAAGGTATAGTTGCTCACATTCAAATACATGATGAATTGGATTTATCTGTTGAGTCTCCTGAACATGCTAAAAAAATAATTGAAATAATGGAGAATGCAGTACAATTAGAAGTACCTAACAAAGTAGATTATGAATCTGGTGAAAACTGGGGTGATATATATGATTGATTATGTCTTATCTTAATGCTAACATACCACCCATTTATTGTAACATAAGAAGGGAGTATTTGTATGATCTTAAACAACATCAAGGAGAAATTGAAAGTTGTGTGGTCTTTGGTATTGCGAGTATATCTGGCCGTGCAATACTATTCCATTGTATACTTGAATCAGGTGCAATCTATTACAGATTACCTATCAGCGCTTTTATTCAAAAAGGGTTTAATCGCAGAGACGTCCCAGATCAAGATCTCAAAGATCTTCAATTATGGAATTCATTTGGTTATTTTCCTAACGTTATCTGCTTTGATTTTTTAAAAGGACAATCCTGTAAGTATCTAAATAAAGGTAAATCTTATGATGCAGAATATTTATTTACTATTGACTGGGCGCATCCAGATGCTAATATCCTTAATACTGAACATTCCGAAATGGTTTCAGAACATAAGTGTGCTCATGTTCTCAAACTTACTAACGGTAATTTCGCTGCTCAGCCTAACAATCGCATTCTTTGGAATGTGCCTAATTTCACTAACTATTCAAGGGTACCAGACTATAAAGTCCAAACTACTGAATGGAATGTTGAAAATAAAAATTGGGTGACAGAAGATTCAGATAAAATGTTTTATGATACGGAGGATAAATGAGTAGTGAATTTAAATTAAGTGACCAAACAAGTGTGGCTTTACCTATTAAAAATATAGTTGCTATTGTGTCTGCTATTGTTGTAGCAGTGTGGACCTATTTTGGTATTGTTGAAAGATTAAATAGATTAGAAACTAACGAAAAGTTAATGTCTCAAGATCTATTAAAAAAAGCAGATCAAACTCCTAAGAATCAAGAATTATTTATGTTGATTGAGTATCAAGCAAAGACAATAGAAAAACATACAAAACAATTAGAAGAAAACGTACATACTAAAGTTTTAATATCTCAATTAGAAAAGAAAGTTGATAAACTAGAAAAAGAATTAGATTCAGTTAGAGGTAAGTAATGGTTGAAGTTGTATTTGCATTATTAATGTATATGAACGGTAAATTAGAAGGATACTCTCCTAAAACTAATATTGCAGATTGTTTAGAACAAAAAAGAAAAGTAGAACGTGATGGTAACCCAAGTGTTACTTCATGGAGTTGCAAAGAAGTTAAGGCTGTGGTAGAAGTAGATAAACATGGCGTTAAACGAATCAAAGAAGTTAAACAAGATTAATTGTATTAACAACCTAGCAGTTGGATGCTGCCTCTCAAATTACTGTAAATGTTATGACAACAAAGATTATATTAATCTGGAAGTATTTGATAATAGCCTTAGTGGCATTCTTGCTAGGTACCTTTTTTCCGAATCCAATAGCCAAGAAGAAGACAGAAAACGCCATTATCGCCTGGGCTAAAAGCCTAGGGTTTGGACCTCCGAGGTTTGAATATAGTAATAATGAAGAGTTCATCAT